AGGATAAGGATGCGTTTCGCTTTGGAAACCTAGTGCATATTTTATTTACCGAAGGTAGAACAGAATACCAAAAGCAGTACTACGAACTACCGGAGATTGGTCACCTACGAAAAACTGAAACTACTACTTCTGAAGAGGCGGCAGAAAACAGAAAGTTAAAGGAGCAACTATTAAAAAAAGCGGGTAATAAGATAGTCGTTGATTTTAAGGATGTTCAGACCATTCGAGAACTAGAGGCTCAATTTATGGCGGATGATGAAATAGGGCGTACTGCTAGAGAATCTTGCGAGGGTATTTACGAGTTGTCGCATTACACTAAATACGATGGTATTGATGTTAGAGTTCGCCCCGACATTATCAACGAAGAGAAGGGTTTTATAGCAGATATTAAATCAACAAAAGATCTGATAAACTTTAATAAAGAAATTAACTGGTATCATTACGACCTTCAAGCTGCATTCTATTGCACCGTGCTAGGCTATGATATCGAGAAGTTCCGTTTCGTCATTTTAAAGAACCACATCCAGTACAGCGACCCTACTTATCGTGAGCAGATGGTGGACACCATTTCATTAAACGAACGAGAAATAGAGCGTGGTTTTTATAAGCTAGATTTTGCTTGGAGCAAGTGGAAGCGATACATAGAAGAAGGTATTGCCCCTGGAGTTGATTTAGATAGAAACCAATACGGAATTAAAATTTACCCTTAAATGAATCCATACCTACTTAAAATTAAACAAGCGTGTGAAGAGTATTACAGCGTTGATTTACTTCACCCAACCCATAAAAGACTCAATGTAGAGGCTCGACAAATGTACTTTCACTTATCCCGTAACTTACTACAACTACCCTATGATACTATTGGTGTGGTGATTAATAAAAACCATGCTACGGTCATACACGGCATCAATAGAATCAAGGGGTATATCGAGGTACACAAGGAAACCGAAGAAAACTACCTAAATTTAAAATACCTTTGTTTATCTGAATTTAGTAATATGGGTAACCCTTTCAATAAATATTTAACAAAAGAAGATGTTTTACAACGCCAGGTTTTAGAGTTTATGAAACTGCAATATCCCAATGCTTTTGTAGTGCATATCCCTAATGAGGGTAAGCGTACCAAGTTTGAGCAGTTTAAGTTTAAGACCTTGGGAGGTGTGTCGGGGATGCCCGATCTAATGATATTTGATGCTAGGGGTAAATACAATGGACTCGCCATAGAACTAAAAGCGGGATACAACAAACCAACCGAGAACCAATTAAAGTGCTTACAGGAATTACAAAAAAGGGATTGGAATGCCTTTTGGTCTAATGACTTTGAGTACATCTGCCAACGAATAAACAGCTATTTTAATGATAAGAGCGATTAGAGGTGTCTTTTGGAACGAAGATGACCAAAAAATTCGTTGGTCACGGACTACAACCTTTGATGGTGGCGTAAAGTATTCCTACATCGGACAGATGTCCGAACCGGAGTTTGAACTGCTACTAGAGGTGTTGTGGTATCTCTATGAGGATGGGCATATTACGCACGAAGATTTTGTGTATGTCTTTTCTGATATTAGGGAGTTCTGTGACCGAGTCAAGAAACTCATTAACGAATAAACAGACAGGCAAATGAGAATGGGGAAAATAATTAAACCGAAAAGGTTTGATAACTATGTTGTTGTGCCTTTACCCATCTTTCGGTACAAGGGTATTTCGGCTAGTGCTACTGGTGTTTATTGTTGGCTATTAAGTCACAAATCAGATATTGATATGACTCAAGAGTTCATGGTGGGTCATTTTAAGAATGGTAGAGCGGCTATCCGATCGGCTATCGAAGAACTAGAATCACACGGATTTTTAGAGCGAATAAAGCATAGAGTAGGTAAAAAAGATATCTACGATTATGTGATATCCGAGAATGTTTTGGGGGTTCAAAAATGGGAGTCCGAAAATGGGAGTCCGAAAATGGGCGTTCGAAAATCGGCCGCCCAAAATCGAACACAAAGATATAATAGTAATAAGGTTATTAATAATAAAGAAATACCTCAAGAAGTAAAAACCGCCTTTCCACATATAATTTCTTTGTTTCCGGAAAAGTTCCAACCACACACCGAACCACAAAAAATAAACTGGATAAACGAGATAAACGATATCTATCGACTGGATGGTGTAGAACCTAAAGTGTTGTATCGCCTTATAGAGAATATTCGTAATGATAGCTTTTGGAGTCAGAACCTTCTAACTATTATGAAACTGCGAAAGAAAAACAAGGATGGGATTAAATATCTTGATATGTTCTTTGAGAAGTATGGTACTAACCTTAAAAAGCATATCAAATGATGTCACTTAAAATTCCTGAAGCTGCAATACGAGAAGCTACAAGATTGGTAGATAAATACAACTTCGGTAATCGAGGTCATGCAGATGGTAATCGTACCAATCAAATAGTAGGTATTGTTGGCGAACTAATGATTCGACAGCTACTTAATATGCCCCCATTAGAACCTAACGGCTTTGATGGTGGTTTTGACTTGCATTTTAGAAATCGTTTTATTGATGTAAAGACTATGGGGCGTACTACCGACCCTCGACCCGATTTTATTAATAATGTAATCGCTAGTCAGATTACCTATCGTGCAACACACTTTTTGTTTTTAAGCCTTAATAAGAGAACAAGAACACTATGGATATGTGGCGGAATAAGCAAGAAAGACCTACTGGATAAAGCTACCTTTCGTGCAGAAGGTTTTATGCAGACAAGATCAGATGGTTCACAATTTAAAATTCGTGCTAGTATGTACGAGATTATGAATAAAGACCTAGAACCCATAAATTCGTTGTCCGACTTTTTTAACTATGTAATATTTTATATCGACTAACTACTAATACTATGACAGAACTACAAGATTTCCTTAATGTCGGAATTGAGGTAAAACCAGGGCGAGTAGAACAAAAGGTGACTTGCCCTAAATGTTCACCCGAACGAAAAAACAAACAAGACAAGTGCTTATCCGTTAATCTTGATAAAGGCGTTTATAATTGCCATCATTGCGGATGGTCGGGTAATGTGAAGCTAAAGGAGCGTAAAGAATACTTCAAACCCGCACCTATTGAAATTAACCTATCAGAAAAAATCTTAAAGTACTTTCAAATACGAGGTATTTCTAGTGCTACTATTGCCAACTGGAAAATAGGCGAATCAAGAGAATACTTCCCACAAGTAAGAGAAGAACGAGCTGCAATCAATTTTAACTACTATCGTCAAGGCGAGTTAGTCAATGTAAAGTATCGAGATGCTGAAAAGAATTTTAAACTCGTTTCAGGAGCAGAACTCATCTTTTATGGCTTGGATAACATCAAAGAAACGAACCATTGCTACATCGTAGAGGGGGAGATGGATGCGCTATCGCTTTATGAAGCGGGTCTATATGCAGTAGTATCCGTACCTAATGGCGCATCTAAAGGTAACCAACGACTAGACTACCTAGATAACTGCTTTAAGTACTTTGAGGATAAAGAATCTATTGTTTTATGTACTGATAATGATGAGGCGGGTTTATCGCTTCGTAATGAACTAGCAAGAAGGTTAGGCAAACACCGATGTAAATATGTTGATTTTGGCGATTTTAAGGATGCTAACGAGGTTTTGGTATCCAAAGGGTCAGAAACCCTACGAAGTATCATTAAAAAGGCTAAAAACTTCCCTATTGAGGGTGTGGTTAATATTGAGGATATATGGGATTCGGTATTGTCTTTTAATTCTAATGGTTTTGAGCAGTATTCTTTGGGCTTGGGTAGTTCAGATGAATACCTAAAACTACAACTAGGGGAATGGTCAATTTGTACGGGTGTACCCAATTCGGGTAAGTCAGACATTATAGATCAGATATGCGTTAATATGGCTTTAAAGTATGATTTCCGTGTTGCTATGTTTGCTCCCGAGTCATTTCCTTACGAAGGTCATATAAAGCGAATAGCCAATAAGATAAATCAAACCGAATGCAATAATGACCAACTCAATCAGTCCAAGGATTTTATTAAAGAGCATTTCTACTTTGTAAAGATTGACCTTGAAAATCTATCATTAGAGGCGATTTTAAACAAATTTCGGGAACTGGTACTACAAAAGGGTATTAACCTATGCGTTATTGACCCATGGAACACCCTAGACCATTCAGAACAAAAGGATTTGTCTTATATCGGAAAGAAGCTATCAGAAATGACTCAATTCGTACAGCAAACCAATACGCATTTGTTTCTAGTAGCACACCCTAGAAAGATGGAATCTATTGATGGTAAATATCGTATTCCAACACCTTATGACATTTCGGGGAGTTCAGACTTTTTTAATAAGGCGTTTAATTGTATTACCGTGTATCGTAACAACCAAAAGAAAAACAAAAAACTAGGTTCAGATGTGGTTGAGGTGCATATACAGAAAGTAAAGCGTAAAGAGAACGGAATGCAAGGTAGCTTTGATTTAGCACCCGACTTTAAGAATGGCGGGTATTATGTCGGTCAAGATGAATTAGATGATTTACCATTTTAAAATAGCAAACTATGGAGATTAATGTATTAGACTTATTTAGTGGGATTGGCGGATTCCACCTAGGACTTGAAAGAGCAGGATTTAAAGTCAATTCCTACTTTTCAGAAATAGACAAATACGCCATTGACGTTTATTCTAACAATTTTAAAACAGCAACTTATGTCGGGTCAGTTACAGATGTTCGATCAGAACAATTACCAAAAATCGATGTTATCACTTTCGGAAGTCCTTGCCAGGATTTTAGCCTTGCGGGAAAACGTAAAGGTCTTGAGGGAAGCAGAAGTTCCCTTATTGGCGAAGCAATTAGACTCATTAGCGAATGCAGACCAAGTTTTTTTATCTGGGAAAATGTTAAAGGAACATTCAGCTCAAACGATGGCGCAGACTTTTGGGCAATTATCCAAGCCTTTACCAACATTGGGGGTTATAGACTCGAATGGCAACTGCTTAATACAAAGTGGTTTCTACCCCAAAATAGAGAGAGAATCTACCTTGTCGGATATCTTGGAGGTAGAAGTGGACAGCAAGTATTTCCTATCGGAAAAAGCAATGAGTTCTTTAACTCGTTGGCAAAAGAAAGGCAAACAAGTGCCTGTATCTGTGCAGGATATCACAAAGGATTAAACTACGATAATCAGTTAATTAAGGTGTATGATGACTATAATAGTAAGTTTAGAGATGATGATAATATAGGCACAATGACCTGTAATATTGGTTCTAAAGCCGAAAGAAATGGTCAGAAACTAGTAATACAAGTAAATTCAGCGACCAGTAAAGGGTACGAAGAAGCTACAACTGGAGATTCTATAAACTTATCCGTACCTACCTCAAAAACTAGAAGAGGTAGAGTAGGTAAAGGTGTAGCACAAACCCTAGATACTCATTGTAATCAAGCGGTAATACCGGGAACTTGGCGTACCCATATTGACGGTCAAGGGTTTAGAGAAGTGCAAGATGGTAATTGTCCAACCATACCCGCAAGGGCTAGAGAAGATGGTTCAGGACAGCCAGTAGTTAAGATTGGTGATTATCGTAGCGATGAAGGTTATAGAGAACGTAAAGATGGTGATAGTCCTACTCTAAATGCTAACAATACTCATAGCGAAACTGGTGGTACACCTATTTTGGTAAATCTTGAAACCAACTACACCTACAAAAAGGTCAATGAAACCATAGAGAAAAACCCTAATAGTTTTATTCAAGACCAACCCAAGATGATGGATTTACACAACCGATCGATTCACGATGATTCCCCTTGTCTTGTAGAACCTCATCATAACAATTCCTCATTATTCAATGGTAGCCGTATAAGAAGGCTTACACCCATAGAGTGCGAAAGACTACAAGGATTTCCGGATAATTGGACAGCTATCGGTAAGACAATGGGTGAAATATCAGACACCCAACGATACAAAATGTGCGGTAATGCAGTAACGGTTGATGTAGTAGCTGCCGTAGCCCATAACATTCGAAAATTGTACCTTTAAATCAAAACAACCTATGTTCAATATTTATCTTTCACCATTACGAGGACTATTACTTGGTGCAGCTTACTCAAACGAAGAAATAGAAGGTATCGAAGTACAAGAAGATAACCTGCGTCATGTACTGCAAATCGCATTCTTTCTAATTATGATTAATGTGGTTTGGTACACCGAATACGAAGAGGATTAATATTTTATCCTAATTTTGTAGGTATGAATCAAGACAAAAAGGACACAATAAAAAAGTTGCTACTTGAAGCCCTTGAAGAACACAAGGGTATTGTCACTTATGCTTGTAAAGCAGTTGGTATTGGGCGTAATACATTCTATGAATGGCT